GCCGTGCCCATCTCCGACCTCACCGTCGACTTCCACTGGATCAACGACAAGCAGGTCAGCCCCTACCAGTACGACTCCGACATCCAGACCGTGCTGTTCGGCTACCACCAGCTTGAGGCCCGCTTCGCCCGCACCTTCCTCGTGCAGGCCCTCCTGAGCGACAACTACAAGCAGATTCTCTCGCCCAAGTTCACCGAGGGCTATGGCCGCGCCATCGACTCCGCCATCATCGGCGGCACCGGCTCCACCAACGGCCAGCCGCTCGGCATCCTCAAGGACCCGCGCGTCATGGACCAGACCAGCGGCGCTGGCACCGGCAAGGCAACCATCATCGAGGCCAGCTCCGACGACCTCACCGACTGGAAGTTCTGGAACAAGGCCCTGTTCAAGGGCGACTTCAACCGCCTGTACCGCACTGACGGCGAGTGGATCATCGGCGACTCCACCTTCGGCACCTACCTGCTGAGCCTGCACGACGAGGTCAACCGCCCGCTCGTGCGTCAGGACCTCCGCAATGCCGACGCCATGGCCTCCCTGTTCGGCAACACCATCAACGTCATGCCGAACACCATCCTGCCCGACTTCGACACCGCCGCGACCGGTGCCGTAATCGCCATCTTCATGAACCCCCGCAACTACACCCTGAACTTCCAGCCCGGCATGCCCATCAGCACCGTGTCCTGGGACGACCACGAGACCAACACCCACAAGACGAAGGTCCTCACCGCCGTCGACGGTCGCGTCATCGACAACAACGGCATCATCATCATCACCAAGAAGGCCCAGGGCTAAGGGGGAATCCTCATGACCATCAAGGAATCCCTCACCGACTACCTTGGTGAGTCCGCCAAGGGCGAGACCATCGCCGAGGTCCTGCGCGAGGGCCTGTCCGCCGAAGGTACCACCATCGGTGCCGTGGTCGCGGACGCGGCTAGCAGCGAGTCCGGCAAGGAAGAGGCCACTAGCTAATGGTACGCATCACAGTCGTCAAGCCCTTCTACGACCTCAAGCGCCACAAGATGCTTGAGCAGGGCGACGAGTACGAGGCCACCGAGGAGCGTGCCGCGCAGATTGACGCCTCGCTCCCCGGATACATCACCCACGTTGCGGTCGATGCGGAAGATGCGCCCGTCGAGGAGCCTGCCGACGATGCGCCCGACTACGGGTCCATGCCCTACGCCGACCTCGTGTCCCTCGCAAGGGACCGTGGAATCCAGGTAAAGGGCAGGCCGAAGAAGGCCGACCTCATCGAGGCCCTCACCAAGGAGTAGCACATGGCACTGTTTGACGAGGTCAAGACGTGTCTTCGCGTGACGGGCGACATGACCGACTCCGAGATCCAGATGTGGATCGACGCGGCCATAGCGGACATGCGCAGGTGCGGCGTCAAGGACGACCTCCTTGAGGAGTCCACCATGAGCTCGCTCGCGCGTTCCGCAGTCGTGTGCTTCGTCAAGGGCCAGTACGGATACGACAACGCAGAGGCCCCGCGATTCCTTGAGTCCTACCGGCTCATGCTCGCGGGGCTTCTCAACAGCGTGTCCAACGAGTACCTCACGGACGGTGACTGATGCGCTGGAACGACGAGGTCACGCTCCTGTCGCCGAAGGACGCATACCAGGACTCGTCCGGCTCGTGGCACGAGGGCGAGCGGACCGAGCGGACGGTCTTCTGCAACGCCATGACGCTTGGCCTCATGGCGATGGCAAACCTCCGATCCTCCGACGTCCGCCTTGCCAACTCCACCGACCCCGTCGACATGGGACTTCGCAACCAGCACATGATCCAGGTCCGCGCAATCGACTACCAGGGCGAGGACCAGGTCATGTACCACGGCGACGAATACGAGGTCATGTACCTGTCCGGCAGCGGAGAGTTCAGGATTCTGACCATCGCGCAGAGGTTGGGGAACGAGTGAGCGACTACACGGTCGACTCCAGCGGATTCGCCGACGCCATGACGCAGATACTCACCAACCTCGGCGAGGGTGTGACAACCCTCGCGCCAAGTGCGGTCGAGGAGGCCCTTACGACTGGCGAGAAGGCGTGGAAGAGGAACGCCAAGGCCGTGCTCAGCACGTCCTACTCGCGAGGCGGATGGGGCAAGGTCAGGGGCGGCAAGGGTGGCGTCACCCGCTACAAGAGCGGCAAGCGCAAGGACCAGATAAAGGACATCGCCTGGTACGGCAAGACCTTCAAGACCGGCAGGTACGCACGCTCCATCAAGCACCACATGACCTCTGGCGGCGTGTCGCCGGAGGGCGAGATTGGCTCCGCGTCCATGCCCGGTCTGGCCCACCTGCTTGAGAAGGGCCACGGGTACTACACCGCAGCCCCGCACGTGCACATAGAGCCAGCCGCAGACGAGGCGTTCAAGGACTTCGACAGAAGGCTCGACGAGGCGATAGACAAGGCGATAAGCGATGCCTAACGAGATGAGGCCCGACGAGGTCGTGTTCTCGACCCTGCTGACCAGCGGGATAGAGGGCACCAAGAGTGCGTGGCCCTTCAAGAAGGAGCCGCCCCTCCCGTGGTTCGTCTTCAAGCAGCGGAAGAAGGGCGAGTTCTACGCCGATGACGGCAACTTCGCGAAGATGCAGCGCTACGAGGTCGACCTCTACCAGTCCGAGGAGGACGGGGACCAGAGGGACGCCTTCGAGGAGGTGCTCGGACTTCTCGGCCCATATGCGTGCTACGAGTCCTGGACCCCCATGGAGAACTGCTGGGTGACCTCTTACACCCTCACATACCACCCCAACAAGTAACCAATAGAAGGAGGCCCACATGGGCAAGGTAATCTACGGACTCAAGAACGTCCATTACGCCATCTATGACGCTTCCACCGGCACCTACGGCCAGTGGAAGCCCATCCCCGGTGCCGTGTCGCTGTCCTCCGACGCCGACACCACCCAGAACGACTTCTATGCGGACGACGGCGTCTATGCCACAATTTCCGCTTCAGGAAAAGAGACCGGCACCATCGAGTTCGCCGCAATCACCGACGAGATGTACGCCGACCTCTTCAACTACGAGAAGAACGACACGACCGGCCTGCGCTACCAGCTCACCGAGCCGTCCACCGTCACCGTGGCGCTCGGCTACGAGACCAGCGGCAACGAGGGCAAGCTGCGCGGCGTGCGCTACAACGTGAGCTTCACCGCCCCGTCGCAGTCCTCCAACACCATGACCGACTCCACCAACCCCGACACCGTCTCGGTCAACTACACCGCCATTGGCCGCAACTTCACCGTCAACGGCGAGACCAAGAACGTGCTCAAGGGCCACGTGGAGGAGGGCACCGCAGCCTTCAACGGCTTCTGGGGCGACGTCCTCACGCCTGGCGCTTCCGCCTCCGCATCCACCCTTGCCAGCCTGGTGCTCTCCAACGTCGAGCTGACCCCCGCCTTCGACGGCGCAGTCAACTCCTACATGGGCACCACCACCAGCGCCTCCGGCACCATCACCGCAACCGCCACCGACACCGAGAGCGCCACCGTGGCAATCGCGGTCAACGGCAGTGCCTACGCCAGCTCCGCCAGCTACAAGAGCGGCACCAACACGGTCACCGTCCTTGTCACCAACGGCGCTGCGGTCACCCTGTACACAGTCATCGTCACGCGCAACGCGGCCTAGCCGAGCGCATGCAGCGCGGGGGCACTTCCCATCCGTGGGGAGTGCCCCCTTCTTTGTGCGCTTAGAACCTCAGACACAGCGACAGAAGGGGAGACATGCCAAAGGTCGACTACGAGAGCAACGGCGTAGAGCGTGAATACGAGGCAACCACGTACACGCTGGTCATCTACGAGCAGGAGTTCGGCAGGGACCTCATCAAGGACGTGTTCGGTCGCATCGACGTGACCCAGGCGCTCAGGAACATCGACGCCGATGGCAACGTCATCGCCATGGACTACACGGTCGACAACTGGTCCTCGTACCCGAGGGCGTTCTGGGCCATGCTCAAGACCTCCGAGGCCATCTGCAAGCGCGACAACCGCCCGTGCCTCGCTGTCCCCCCGTTCGTCCAGTGGTGCCTTGAGACCCGCTCGATTGACATGGGCCAGCTCTCGCAGCTCGTGTTCGACGAGTGCCAGCGGGGATTGTTTCGATCTGGAGCCGCCGACTCCGAATAAACCGGCAGACGGCCCGCAACTGAAGCTCGTGTACACGCACCTGTGGACGGAGCTTCTCAAGATGGGCGTCACGTGGGACGAGGCCCTGCGCATGTCGTGGGGCACCACGAGGATGCTCTTCTCCGCGAGGGCCGAGGCGTACGACGCCGCGAAGGACTACAAGCCCAGCGACACGAGGTACGCGACCAACGAGGACGTCGCCAACTGGATCTAAGGGGGTGCCCCAATGGCAGCAGGCGCATACAAGGGCCTGACCATCCGCATTGGTGCCGACACGACAAAGCTGTCATCCGCGCTCCGTGGGGCCAACTCCGCAATCTACAAGGCCCAGACCGAACTCAACAGGCTCAACAAGGCCGCGAAGCTCGACCCTGGCAACATGGGCGTGGTCACGGCACAGATGGGTGCCATAGCCGAGCAGGCCATAAACGCCGCGTCGAAGATCGACAACCTGAAGCAGGGCATCGAGGCCCTCGGCAACACGAACGTCGCCAGCGGCGGTAGCACCACAATCTCGCAGCTTGCCGCGAACACCGAATCCATGACGCTCGCCGCAGAGCGTGCCAAGGTCGCATACGACGAGGTGGACAAGGCGCAGAGCGAGCTCTACAAGAAGATCAAGCAGTACGCCAAGGTCGACATCGGCAAGGTCACCAGGGAGGGCAACTACTCCGACGAGTGGCTCGACAAGCAGACCGGCATCAAGGACAAGGACAAGGATGCCGTAAAGGCCCTGAAGAAGGAGTGGGATCAGGCTTCCAAGGCGCTCTCCGACTACTCTGACGTCGCAAGGCTGCAATCCCTGAACAACGACCTCGCGGTCCAGCAGGCCAGCATCAGGTCGCTCAGCAACCAGATTGTCGACATGAGCCGCAGCATGTCTGCGTTCGACAGGTACAACAGCAAGTCGTTCAGCGGTCTTGGCGAGCAGCTTGCGTCGGTGAACGACCGACTCGTGCTCGTGTCATCCGCGTCAGAGGTGGCGGGCGAGAGGTTCCGCGCACTCAGCAGCGCCATGACGCTCGACTACGGCGGCATGGACGTCATGACGGAGCGCACCGACGCGCTCAACAACGCCATCGAGGCAGCCGAGATGAAGGCGGAGCTTCTCCAGCAGAGGGTCTCCGCCTACGAGGACGCGGGAGTCGGCAGGCTCGCCCAGGACATGGGCAACGTCGCAATCGAGGTTCAGCAGGCCGAGGCCGCGTTCAAGTCCGCCAACACCGAGCTTGTCACGATGAGGGCGAACGGCGACACCTCGTCCCAGGCGTTCAGGCAGGTGGAGAAGGCCGTCCAGCAGGCGCAGCTCCGCATGGACACCGCGCATGCCGTGCAGCAGTACCAGAACCTCAAGACGCAGCTTCACGAGGTCAGGAGCGAGGCGATAGACCTCGCTGGCAAGCTGGTCGACCTCAACAGGCCAAGCTCCGTCGCCGCCACCTCCGACGTCCGCAGGATAAGCGACGACATCAAGTTCGTCGGCGACGCGATGAGGACCGCGCAGACCGACGCGCACTCCCTCGACGCCGCGCTGAAGCTGAACCCCGAGAACATCGACCTCGTGACCAAGAAGTCAGAGCTTCTCGGGCGTGCGTCCCAGCTTGCCGCCAAGGAGGCCGAGGAGCTGGGCAAGAAGCTGTCCAGCTACGACGCATCTGCCATCAAGAAGGCCACCGACCCCACCAAGACGGCAGCAGAGCAGATTCTCGACGCGAGGAACAACTTCGAGTCTGCCAACGACGCGATCCGCGAGACCGAGACGTCGATGGCGAAGCTGCAACAGGCCATCGACGGCATCGACCTCGTCCATGGCGGCGAGGAGGCACACGAGACGTTCGCGAGCCTCAACGACCAGATGCGCACGTACATCGAGAGGCTTCATGAGCAGAGGCAGGCCGCTGCCGAGGCTGGCAATGCGCTAGACCTCTCCAAGCAGCGTGCGGAGTACGAGCAGGTCGAGGTCGCTCAGGTAAAGAACCTCGCTGCAAGCCAGCGATTCGCCGCCGAGGCCCGTGGCCTCGCCAACATCAACATCACTCCGCGCTTCGACATGTCCTTCGCAGACCAGATGCGAAGCGCGTTCGACCAGATACAGTCCGGCGCCGCCGTAGAGCAGGCGATGGGCGGAATCGCCGACAGGCTGAAGGACATCGGTGCCGCAGCCGACGATGCCGACGACAGGTTCTCCAGGCTTGACGCGGCGCTCGAACTCGACCCGACGAACATCGGCGTCGCGCAGCAGCGTGCGGTCGCGCTTGCAGACGCCATGACGGCAACCGACCGCAAGACCGAGGCCCTCACCGCAGCCATGAAGGCAATCCCCGTCGAACTCATCGACAAGGCCGCGATTGCCAACGGCACCGTCGCAGAGAAGGTGTCGGAGTCGAGCCGCCGCTATGACGAGGCCGCCAACCGCGCAAAGGGCTACCAGGACACCATCAACGCCATCAGCGCCGAGCTTGGGAAGCTTGAGTCACAGGACGCCATCTCTGACGGCGATGCCGAGAAGATAGAGAACATGAAGGCCCAGATGGACCTTCTCATCCAGAGCATGCGGCAGTTCGCCGACGAGGACAAGAATGCGTTCGACGACATGTCCTCTGCGGTCGCCACCCAGAAGTGGCAGGAGATGAACGTCCAGCTCACCGAGTCCAAGGCGCATGCCGTCGAGCTTGCCCATAGCTACGGGAGCCTCCGAGTCCCGTCAGACATCGCCGTTGGTCTTGAGGACATCAACAAGCAGATGCGTCTCGTGTCCGATGGCGCGGACGCCGCGAAGAGCAGGTTCGACCAGCTCAACAGCGCGTCCAAGATTCAGCCCTACAGCCTTGGGGTCGCCGTCGACAAGGTACGCGCCCTGCGCGAGGCCACCGACGCCGCAAGGCAGAAGGCCGAGGTCCTCAAGCAGCAGCTAGAGGCCTACAAGTCTGCTGGCGTGGACAAGATGTCGCACCAGATCAGCGATGCCGCCGTAGCATTCGAGAAGGCCAACCAGCACGTGAGGGAGCTTCAGGTCGCGCTCGAAGCGGAGAAGAAGGCGAACGGCGAGGCGAGCGAAGAGGCCCAGAGGCTTGCCGCAGAGCTTGAGAAGGCGGAGAGGAACGCCAAGACCATCGGCGCGGTGAACGAGTACCGCAACCTTGAGGCCGAACTGCGCCAGGTGCAGTCCGCATCAAAGGAGATGCAGAACTCCATGAAGGCTGACCTTGGCGAGGTCGGTGCCGCAGCCGTCACGGCGGCGCAGCAGTTGGGCCAGATTGCCCAGCAGGCATGGGGCCAAATCAAGGAGTCCTCCAACGACGTAGACGCCGCATACCGCAACCTCCGCAAGACCTTCGATGCTGAGGAGTCCGACTACCAGAACCTCTACGACTCGGCCATGAAGTACAGCCAGTCGCACGTGACGAGCGCCGACACGATGCTCGAAATGGAGGCAACCGCAGCGCAGCTCGGCGTCGGCATGGAGGGCGGAGCCGAGGCAATCCAGGCGTTCGCCGACGCGGCTGCGAACCTAGACGTCGCAACGAACATCGACGCCGACACCATCGCACTCCAGATGGGCCAGATCATGGCCGTCATGAGCGACGTCGACTACAAGAACATCGACAGGTTCGGCGACGCGCTCGTGCGCCTGGGCAACAACATGCCCACGCAGGAGTCCAACATCATGCAGATAACCCAGCGACTCTCAGCAGTCGGCAACGTCGCCGGGTTCAGCACCCCGCAGCTTCTCGGATGGGCCGCTTCTGTCGCTTCCACCGGACAGAAGTCCGAGGCGGCTGCTACCGGACTCGCCACCCTAATCACCAGCATCACCGCAGCGGTCGACGACTTCGACAAGGGCGGTGACAGCCTCGACAAGTTCGCCAAGGTCGCAGGCGTGTCCGCAGAGCAGTTCGCGAAGGACTGGCGCGAGGGCCCGTCTGACGCCCTTGAGAACCTCATCAAGAAGCTCGGCGACTCCGAGACGCTGTTCTCAGACCTCGCTGGCATGGACATAACCAGCGTCCGACAGACGCAGACGCTCGCCGCCC